CAACAATCTCTCTAAACAATCCTCTACATATCCAAAAGTAATCGGTTGATAATCTCGTTTTTCATAGAATTTTAAATCTCCGTCGCTTATCTCAATCCGTGTGTTCTCCAATCCATTTTTTTCAACATATTTATAAATATTTCCTATCAATTGGGATTTTAATTCACGAGCTTTTTTGACCTTTTCATTGATGGCTTTGATTTGCGTATCAATAGAAACCCACTTTTGAACGCTTTCAACGAATTTTTGACGTTCTTCTTTTGCGTCTTCCATTATGTCTCTTATTTTTAGTGTATATTTTCTTTTTGGTTCTCCTTTTATTTTTTCCGCCTCTAACTACAGGGTTCGCTGAATCAGTAGAGACCCCTTCTTGAACTTGTTTTGTCATATCTGCCATTTGATTCGTTGCAGATTGTGTTGCCAATTCCGCAATTTTATTTTGGTCTAATAAGCCATTTTCATTTATTGAAGCAGGTGAAATTGTTGACCCTGGAGAACCTCCTTTTACTTTTCGAGCACCCCCAGTAATTCCAGGAGTTCCTTGAGGAACGGGTTGGCCAAAAAGTCTAGGGTCATGAGCAGGTTGAATTAAATTTCCTTCATGACCTCCTACGGATTGGTTTGTTCCCCATACATATACACCATAATCTGCAGCACCTCCACAACCCCCTCCTTTGATTTTTCGACTTTGTTTTCTCATTTCCTATATTGAATATGTATATTTTTATCTAATAGGTAAATCAAAGTGGGCTAAAATAGACCTCTTATTTTCATAAGACCTGAGCAATTTACATAAAATAAAGAACATGGCTAATACTATAATCATAATAAACAAATTATAGAACGCAATCAGCCAAATGTAAATATACATTTCATTATAAATCATACTAAAAATCGGTTTCATCATTTCTCGAACGTCTTTTTTCAGGTTCTCATCTGTAAAGAAATCTATACATGTATCGCGTAAGTTTTTCATTTGTTCTCTTTTATTGTTTGTATTTTTATTTTAAATTCATTGGACGAATTCGTCTATCCAACAGTTTTAGAATGACTTTATAAACTATAAATGATCCACGATACAACAGATAAATTCGATTTTAATAAATTAACATTGTGTAAGCCCGTCTCGAATTCCAGTGGAAGCTTCTTCATTAAATATTCGATTGACGAGAAACCACTCTACATAAAGCCACCAAAATGTAATATTAAGCAAATCGTGACCAAGCAAGGAAGAAAATACTGCGACTTAATTTTCCAACCAGAAAATGACGCTTTCATTCGCTGGATGGATAATTTAGAAACACGTTCTCATCAACTTCTTTTTGACCACCGCCAAGAATGGTTTAAAACAGATTTAGAGAAAGATGATATCGAACATTCGTTTACATCACCTATGAAATTTTATAAATCTACAAAGCAATACATTGTTCGTGTAAATTTTCCATCTAAATTGACTTCATTGAAAGTGTATGACGAAGATAGCAATGTTGTCCCAATAGAATCTATTGCTGAAAATAGCCAAGTGATGGTTATTTTAGAAATCCAAGGAGTCAAATCATCTACGAATTTTCAAGTAGATATAGAAGTTAAACAATTAATGATATTAAAAACAGAAGAATTATTCGATACTTTTATTTTGAAAAAGCAAGAAAATACTTTAGCAACTACTCCTTTAAGAGAACCTATTATAGAAACCTTTAGAGAATCCACAATAGAACCATTAATTCAACCTACAGTAGAACCTTTAATTCAACCTACAGTAGAACTATTTAGTAATCCCGTAGTAGAACCTACTATAGAAGAAAGGATTGAATCAAATGAAGATTCTCTTTGTGAAGTCGATTTTGATTTAGACAATATTCCGAATGAAGCCGATTCTGTGGTTTGTCTTAAAGAACGCAAAGAAATGTATTATCAAATGTATCAAGAGGCTCGTCAAAAAGCAAAGGTTGCTAGAGATTTAGCACTTTCGGCCTATTTAGAAGCCAAACAAATTAAAAACAAATATATGTTAGACGACATTTTGGATAGTAGTAGCGATGAATCAGAAGATGAAGGCTCTGAAACAGAAACGTTTTAGCAAAATTAATGGATATTTCGTGCTTCTTTGTCTATAAGTCAAAAAATATTTTATCAACCTGTTTATATAAACGCAAATGTTAAAAAGTTTTGCTAGTGGATTTTCCAGAGGTTTTGCTAAATTTTTTACAACTGAAAGAGTCGCTATATTAGTAGTTTTTCTTATTTTAGCATATGCTCTTTATGCATATTCTGGTGCAAAGACTCTCCGTGTCGATGGAATGAGCTCTGGTGATGCCTCTACAGGAACAACCTCACCTTCTGCTGGAGTTGCTACCACTGCACCTAATGCTACTACAACACCTCATGTAACAGGTGCCCCTGCTTCTAATATCCCTTCTGGATATGTTGCCGGAGCAGTTGCTTCTCCCCAGGATTTACTTCCTGTTGACCAGAACAGCCAATGGGCCGCTCTTAACCCCGTTGCTCAAGGCAATATCGCCGCCCCTGACCTCCTTCAAGCTGGTTACCACATCGGACTTGATACTATTGGACAAACCCTCAGAAACGCCAATCTCCAAGAGCGTTCTGACCCCATCATCCCTAAGGCTGCTGTAGGACCCTGGAACCAGAGCACAATTGACCCTGACCTCGGTCGTGTTCCATTGGAGGTTGGTTGCGGAGCTCGTTAAGTAGTATAACCTTTGTGACCTAGAGTAAACTCATACTCAAACGCAAAATATTATTGAATTTTAAATAATATTTTGGTATATTATAATGGACAAGAAAGATGTATTTATTCAAGTCATCGTAATAGGTGTTTTATTTGTAGGAGCATATATGTATTTAGCAAATAAAGATACGATGGATTTAAAATGCGTTATTTCTACAGTGGATGGAAATAAATATTGTATTCGTGACAGAAAGGAGGTTTCAAGAGCCGCCGATTTATTGGCCGGTGTCGTCGAAAAATGCAAAACATTGGTTGAAATCGTTTTCAAGAAATACCCGAATAAAGACAATGTTCTCCGATTGAAAGAAGGATTTAAACCCCAACAAATTATGGAAACACTCCCGACAAGCGAACATACGGCATATAGCGAGAACAAGGGCGAAAAATTGGCATTTTGTCTGAATAAGAAAAATGAAAACAATAACGATTTAATAGACGAAAATACACTAACCTTCGTTGCCCTTCATGAATTGGCTCATATAGCGACTAAGTCGATTGGTCATAAATCCGAATTCTGGGAGAACTTCAAATTTTTGCTTCATGAAGCCCAGGAGGCGGGGTTATATTCACCAAAGGACTACAAGGCTGCCCCACAAGAATATTGTGGTATGAAAATAACTGATAATCCATATTATGATGCTTAATCACAATTTATCACTCGTTTTTTATTATGATATATTATACATATTATAATAAATGACAACCATATACAAAGTCTGTTTATTAGGAAAAGAAGGTGCGGTTAAAGAAATTCTAGTGTTCTCAAAGGGGTCCGCCGAAGACCAATCAGAATCTCCTTTTAGTGAAAAAGAACGCGCGTTTATTGAAGATGAGACTATATCTGTCCGATTTTCTCGTAATGAGATTTATATGGATGATTCCATCTCTGTAATAAAACATAAAATAATAAAGGCCATACAAGACCCTATTTCCTATCACGAGCTTTATTTGTTTAGTCATATCAAGAAAGCCAATATTTATAACACTGTATTATCCAACGTAAAGTCTAGTTTGTCCATTGACGAATATAAACAGCTCTTGGTTAACTTAGGAGCCACCCAAGATATTTTGGGTTCAATTGATATAAAAAAAGAATATTCAACGGAGGACCTACTAGAATTAGATAAACTTCTTCGTGACCAAACCGAGTTTTATAAAGTGAGTATCGGTAAACGATTTCGTTCTAGTCATAATGAACTCTTTTCTGCAAATCCATATGATATGTTACCAGCACCCTCTATGACAGGAAAACTCTGGACACAATTATCTACAAATCCTTTGGAATCATTCGAGAACCAACTCTTATTGAATAACCATGGAGGCAAATTCTTAGAAAATACATTGTTCGTTTGTTTTGCTCAAGATGTTCTCGAATATTGCACTACAAACAATATCGACATGACATGGGCTACTGCAATATACTTTCCACTTTTGGCAAAAGAAGAAATATTCGACGTGGATTCACTGGAAGACAAAAGACGACAACTCCAAGCAACTACGAAAAAAATGGCCCCTCCGCAAAACGAAGCAATAGATATCCTACATGACATCTATCGAGAACGTATTAGCGAATTACCCTTTTTGACAGCCGGAGCAGATGTTTTTTCGATTATTCTCCATCCTGATTTCAAACACATTTTGCCTCTCGATGTTATTTTCAAAAACGTTCATGCTACCAAAATGATTCCTTTCATTAAATACAATCCTGGACCGAGACGTGAGAACATTTACAGACTTTATAGTGAAACAGTGACAAAATATGGAACGAAGATTCCATTTTTGCCAGCAAAAACGATTATTAAATTGGCAAAAGAAACGGGAAGGAATCGCCAGATTTCGTTTTCAGTAGAAAGCGAACGCGGTGATTTTTATATTCATATTTTTACAAATGGAGATATTTCTATTTCTGGAAATAACTTTAGAGAACCTATGAGTTTTCTTGACCTAACAGCTGCCATTAACGAAATAGTTAACCCCATGATAGACCATATGAATGATTTTCTTAAAAAAAATGGGTATGAATTAAAACGGTTTGAAAGTTTGGACCAAGACAATCTAGAAATAGAATATCTTCATTTTGTTTATCGGTTGCGTATCCAGAAGGATATTGATTTGAAGAAATACAAGAAATGTTTCCAGGCGGCTTTCGATATTGTAGAATCAGATATTCACAAGGGTGCAGACCTCCGTTTTAAAAGAGTGGAGAACTATAGTTCAATGAATGAAGAAGATGCTTTTATTGCAGGGTTATTCGGGAATAATCATAGAGAAGAAATAATAGGACAAATATCTAGAAAATACGATTTGTCTCTTCAAGAAGCTGGTTTACGATTGGTGGAATTTTTGAGGGACCACGAACAACAACAGGGGAGATTTATTAAAACCTCGATGAGAATCGCGGATAGTCCTGGATTTATTGTTTTGATGAAAATAGAAGCATATGAAGACATTCTTCTTTGTGAACTCGAACTAGATAGTAGTATTGCAGATATTTATATTGAATATGTTGATACTTTTACACTTTATTTTGATTCACTAATGCGGGTTATTCAAGACCCCAAATCTACTAAAACTGCAGCTAGTAAAATAACGAAAATATGCACGAAAGAAACGGCGGAAAAAGAAGTGGTCAAATTCGACAATGTTCTCACAGGTATTGAAGCAAGTATCCTTTATGACATCCCCGAAGAAATTGAAGAAGAGGCTTTTAATGAACCTACTAGAGAACCTTCAGTTCCTTTATCCGCTTTTGGTGATTTGGAAGAATACGAGGATGTCGATATAGAACCCGATGTTTTTGAATATGAAGAAACTGAATTTGAAGAACCTTCAGAACTTTTGAATCAACAACAACAGAATATTTCTTTGTCATCTATTGAAGAAGAACCAGAAAAATCTGCTTCAGAAAAAAGTCTTTCATCTATTGAAGAAGAACCAGAAAAATCTGCTTCAGAAAAAAGTCTTTCATCTATTGAAGAAGAACCAGAAAAA